CGAACACCGGCGTTGCCGTGCCCGTTTGCGGCGTTGCAATAAATGTTTGGAACGATGATACCATGTCCAATATGATGTGGCCATTGTTCGCACTTGGAATGATACCGACATCAATTTCATCGGCCGGGAATTGCACCGTGCCCCCAATAAGGTTGGCGGCGGAAATCTTTTGTTGCGTAAGGTTCACGCGTTTGACCGCTGGCAAATACCTAAATGTGCCGTTCGAACGATATGTTATTTCCTTATCAATCGTCGTGTCCAAATTGACATCGTCATATCCATTGGCGGTGTTGTCGTTTAAATAGTAGAATTCGCGAATGGTTTTTTGGTCGCGCTCACCAATCTGTTCGAAACGGAATGATCCGTTCGCGAAATAGAAACGTGCGCCCATGATAACGGCCATTTCCCGAATCACTTGCAATGAATTGGTGTATTGCCTTGTCGCCCCCGACGACCACGTTGTGAACGCCTTCAAATCGAATTTAGTGACCGTCAACGGGTCCGTCGTGGCGGCGTATGTATGTTCATCGGCATACCAATTGACTACGGTGGTCAACATATCTTCGGTGGCCTCGAACAAATCGGCGATGCCGGAATCATCTAATATTTCGCAGATGATGTTTTTAAAACTTTTTTGGAATGATTGGGCCAATCCAAATTGATAATCCACCGTCGACAACAATGAAATGCCGTCGGCCGCCTTGATGCTGATGCCCCGCGGCTTTGATTCATCGGCTTCTTCAATCAAATCTTGGGTGATGTACCCCACCCAAAAAAGATTGTAATCCGCCGCGTCCGGTTCACTCACACCGCCCAATGCATTGATGGCCGACGTCACACAATTCATTGCTTCAATCGTGCCGCCGTCTGCCTCCACGCGTTCCTTATATTGTATCGCTGGATTTTTCGCCCGTAAGATTCGCAACGAAAATTGTTTGTCTTGCGCGTTCAACAATGCCGTGCGGAATATATCTACCGCGATGGAATCGTTGTAAATGGTCAACGATACCGATGATCCGACGATGGTCGAATAGACCGTGTCCGTTTCGCCGTCGTGTGTTAATGTGAATCCATCACCGCCGACGTTGACATCCACCGCGGATCCAGTATGTGCTGAATCATTGATAAGGATTTTGTAGTAGTCGTCATTTAGTGAACGGAACGCGCTTTGTAGTCTTGTTGCCATGTGTTAAAAACCTCGTGAACGTGAACGATTTCGTGATGCCCTTTCATTTGAAAGCAATATATCTGAACCCGACAATGTGCCGAATATTTGAATTGCGTTCATTCCTCCGTCGCCCATTCCAGCGGAATTAAAACCAAGGCCGCCCATACCACCAGCGGATGCCATGAACAAATCGCCGAATTTCATTCCCGCTTTTCCGAACATCGCTTGACCAGCCTTATTCGTTCCGCCGAATGCGATGGTTAAAATCGCGGCTAAAACTGCCGCCGCCGCCGCGGTCGCCAACAATTGTGCGACCATCATCTTCAATTGCTCGACAAATACTTCGCGGAATTTACCCACTCTGGTTTCGCCTTCTTCCAATTCCCCAAATGCCGCGGCGAATGATGTCTTTAATACTTGGCCCATGGCCATGAAATCATCACGGAATTTACTGAATGTTTCAATGGTTTTGTGGAAACTATTGTCGAATGTTGTTCCGAAATCTTCAACCGATTCATCGATATTTTCCAATTCCGTGTCCATCGCTTCCAATGGTTCGATGAAATCATCTTTGAAAATATTTGCCGTCCCCGGCTTGAAAAACTTGTCGATTTCGTAATTCGCCATTTTAATGGTCGGAATCACTTCCTCAAGTTTCTTTTGATATTTTTCTAGGGCTTCTTTTTTCTTTTCTTCCGCTAATGTTTGTTCGGCATCATATTGTTTCTGCGCCGCACGATAGTCATCAACGGTTAATTTTGCATCCTCTTGGGCTTGTTCAACCTTGCGTTGCAACTCAAGGTAATTTGCCAATCCCGACGCCAATTGACCCAATGTCGATTGACCTTTCCCCGTTATATCAAAATAGGTCTTTAATGCGTTGGCGGCCTTTTCTTGAAAACCGGTTTGTTTGCTCAACAAATTATTGATGTTTTTCAATCCATCAATTGTGTTGTCCAAGAATGCCGAGTATATCGGTGCCAATTGTTCACCGATGGCGATTTTCAAATTGGTGATGGCCGCCTTTTGTTGGTCGATTTTCATCGATGTGGTCACGACTTGTTCTCCAGCGTTTTCAAACGCCTCGTCCATAATCATTCCCACGGCCTTGGTCATATCGCCGACTTCCTTGGTTTTCTTTTGAATTTCCAAAGTGGAAATACCAAGGTTGTCAAGAATCTTCACCGATTCACGACCCAAACCAATAACGAATGATTCAACCAAATAGTCAACGGATTCCCCCGTTTCCATTGCGCGTTGCGTGGCGAACTTCAAACCCTTGGCCAATACGTCCATAGGGATTTTGAAATTTTTGGCACGAACGGCCATTTGCATCAACTTCAAATCGTCAACTGTGCCCGATACCGCTTCGCGCAATCCATCCAGTGTGGTTTCATCTGCGAATCGTTCAAACGCGCCGCGCACACCTTCCATCGTTGCGCCCAACTTAACCGATTCCGACACAAATTGCGTGATGGCATCAACCGCGAACGATGCACCAATGACACCGCCCAACGCACCAAAGCCGCCCGACAATTGTCGCAACGAATGGTCGATGTTGGACATTCCCCGGCGGAAATCTTTAAGATCCGCGCCAAATTTTAAATCAATTTGTGGTTTTGCCATCGCCAAACACTTTTTTAATATCCGCCATCACTTCCTCGCGTGTGAACACACGATCAACGCGCCTTTTTTTGTTCTCCCAAGGGAATGCAATCAAATCCCTTGGCTTCAATCTTTTCTTGGTATGTGGCGCAATATTAATGGCCGCATTCCATCGTGTTGATTCCCAAATCAAATGAACATTGTGTTCAATTATCTTTTGGAATCCTTGTCTTTTGTTCTGGAATTGACGTGGCGTCATATTATACAATTCGTCCACCGTCATCCCCATTTCACCCAACCCGATGGATTCCAGATCATCCCAAGTGAATGATTCTGCTTCGCGCTGGGTGTTTACTTTTTTACGTTTTCGTCCGTTGGCTTGACAAAAGATTCCACGAAATATGCGACACATTGTTCGATGATGCTTGCATCTTCATCCAACAAATCGGCCACATCATCCAAGGTCATATCGAATTCAACCTTTTGCACCCTTGCGCCGTCTTTCAATCCCGCCCATATCAATGCGATGGCGTAATCAATAGACATTGAGTCTTGCAATTGTGACAATTGATCCAATTGGATTCCCGTTTGATTTGAAAACAATCGCAATGCATTGAATCCATATTTCACCGGGTATTCTTTGCCGTTTACCAAAATTTGCTTTGTCATTGTGTTTGTGTGTTTAATAAGGGGACGCCCGATGGACGTCCCCGTTGTTGTTTGTTATTAAGCAACTGCCGCTTGCGTCAATGTGCTTGTTCCTTGGAAACTGAAAGAGAACGTCACGTTATCTTCAAATCCCGCTTCATTGCTGAACTCGGTCAAATAACCTTGGCCAGAATATGCGATTTCATCGGTTGTTGTAGAACCGAATTTCACATATAATGATTGGCGATTTGATAAATATGTAAACAATTCGTCGGGTGTTGCCTTACCAGAATTGCTATATACTACCAAACCATCACCAGACAACGTCCATGATTTTTGTCCTTCTAATACTTCCATCCAACCGGCTGAATCTTTGGTGGATGTGTCGCGTGTTGCCATTGAAATTGACAACGACGCTGATGTCATTTTTCCGACGATGTCGTATGTGACATCATCGTCGCTAAACTGAATCACAACATCTGTTGCATTCATTACGGATGTACTTGCCGCCATTTGTTTATCCTTTTTTAATCTTTAATAATTCGAAAACTTAAATCAACTTCAACGCCGTATGTTTCCTCGTCTACATTATAAACCTCTGATTGGGTTTCGAATGTACACGATTGGACATTGACGCCAGAAATTGTTTCATTCATGCGAACGAATGTGGAACGAACATTGTCCACGGCCGTTTGCAGTACACCGTAATTTGTCCCAACCATAGTGATTGAGACATTCACGATGTCAATATGTGAATCGGCATCCTTTGAACCTTCGGTTCGGATGCTCGTAATGTCGTAAATCGCAAAGGGTCGTCTCTTACCTTGTGCGCCAATAAGTGGGTAAACACTACCGGCAAACACATTGTTCAATACCGATGTATTGTCGAACTTGTATTTGATAACCTTCCCAATCATCGCAATCCGGCTTTTTGGGCGAACCCTAATTTCTTAATCTCGGCGCGAACCAATTCCGTGAACACACGCTTGATTCTTGGTGCCGCCAATCGTTCCCCTAATTTAATCGCACGCTCCGCATATCCGAAATTTCGGCCCTTGTATTTGCTACCATCTTTAAATGTTAGCCATCCAAAGGAAATAAACCCGGCGTACCAACCGCCCTTTTCTGGATCTGCATATCTGCCCGTTTTTCGTGGCCCTACTGATGCAACAATACCATCAACGCCCGGTTCTTGCTTTGGGAATTTGATTCCAATGGAACGGCGCAATTGCCCCGGCTTAATCTCGGCGTAAACTTTACCCTCACGATATACCGCGAACACTTCGTCGGCATCCGTGATGTTGCGTTTGTATGCTTGAACAACGGGTTTCAATGCCTTGCGTGCCGTGCTTTTCAAAACCTTTTTACGCACACGGTCATCGAGGCGACGCAATTGTTTGCGAACCTCTTTATCCCCTACCATTGTGATGCTGATTTTGTTCATCTATTGATATTTGTTCACGGCATCATTATATTCGCAACGCACCAATTGGAATGATTTCCTTTCATCGGCGAATTGAATCGATTTGATGAAATATGTTTCGTTGTCTTGCAAAATGTAGTTTCTTTCGTTCGGTTGTAATGTGACCGCATCATATCGCAAAATGAAATCTACACGTTTGGTGGATGACACCTCGTCGCCATTGTCGCCCTCATTGCCGATGTGTTCAACCTTCTTGGCCCACACATCGCGCGTCGTTGTAGACGCTGGCGTCAATTGGCCGAAATCATCTTCCGCCAACGATTCGATGACAATCGTCACCCTTCTGTCTAATTCCCCAGCGTGCTTAATCATTAGAATGTGAAAATGCGATAAGGGTTCCACAAATATTCGGATGCCGTTGGCAACTGCTTAACGCGGTCGCTTCTTTGATCGTATAAATCCGAAATGACCAACATCATTCCTTGAATCAAGGGTTTCGGGATCGCCGATACATTCGTGCCCACAACATAA